TGGTGCAGTAGCCACGGAAGTTACCGCGACGGTTGAAGCAAACCATCTGCACCGAGTCGTCCATGCAACGAACGCGGACATTGCTCATATCGGGATGCTGGAACGCCTTGCGTTTGCGCATCATGCGACCTGCTGCGTAGTAGCAACGGAACGTTGCCCAGTTCACGCCCAGGATGATGCCGTCTGTCCGTGCATTGGCACTGGCGGCATTCGTCCACGCGGGAACCCAGTTCAACGGCACGCCACGGACGTAAACCGTTCCGCTATGCGCAGCCATGTCGTCGCCAATGTTGTCGTTGCCCAGTTGGAGCAATCGACGTGCTGCAGCCAAGCGGCTGTGGGTAGTCAGCAATTCCCAGTCGTGGCGTTTCTGATCCACGATGTCGGGACGCTGAACGGGAGGCGTGAACTGGCATAGGTCCATCGAGTTGATGACCTTCTCGACGAAATCCTCACGGTCTACGTTCGTGTAGGGGAATGTTCGGTTCCTCCACTGATCGTAAACGGTAGGGTCGATACCACCGACACCCGTATAACCCCAGCCAACCGGTGCATAACCATCGAGCCCTTCTTCCGAATTGTTCTCGGTCGTGCTGTCATCCGTCGCGGTGATCCACCACAACAGAGACACGGGTGGGAACGGAGATTGTGTTGGGCTAGATGGTCCAGGTCCGAACATCAAATCTTCCATCCCGCTGTAGAACGATGTCATCAAATCCCGCTCAAGGGACTCGATGTAGTCGTAAATCTGTCGACCACCAGTCTGGAAAATCTCCTCGTCGATGTCGTAGTGGTAGTTGTTGGTCGTCAGACCCCACTTCAACTCGCCTTCGCTCAGGACGTTCACCCGACTGGATGAATCTCGGTGGTACAGCCCGACAACCTGGAAGTTGTCATTGGTGTTCACCTTGACTTTCCACTTGGCTTGGGAAGTGCTCATCGTGTCCTTCTTCAGGTTTCCGCTGAATAGACGCGATGCGTACTTGTACTCTTGCAGCGGCAGGGAAATGTCCTGCGCAGCAAGCCTTTCTTCACCAGCAAACTTCTGGTGAATTGACGCTACGAAATCATCAATCTGTTCAATGCCTAGTGCCATGTTGCACCACCCTTTATGTTATGCCCGCTCGAGTTCCTTGTAGAGTCGATCTGCTTCATCGCGAGGGTCATCCCGTGGAGGCAGCGGCTTCACTGGGCTTCCACCCTGGCGAAGTTGACTCTGCTTGGAAATCTTGCTGGTCTTTTGTTTAAGTTTATGTTTGTCAAATTCCGACGCGAACACCATCGGCGCTGCCCTGCCAACAATCGACTCAATCTCGACATCTCTGCCGAAACTGCGATAGCCAGCCTGAAGCACCTTTGCCTGAGCCATAACGTCTTGACGCCTTTTCAACTCGACTTGGCTTTCTTTGCCAGTTGTTCCGAATAGACTAGGCATATCGAGTTTGTCGATGGCACTGTCAAAGCGGTACTCTTCCTCTTTGGCACTCGCCTCTGCGAAGTGTGATTCCAAAGCTTCCAAGCGAGAGTCATAGTGGTCGCGAATCTTCGTTAACTCACTAATAATCTCTTCGTCGTACAGGTCAGGGTCTAGCGAAACCTGATACCGTCCGCCCTTTGGAGTTTCCTCTTTGGTCGGTTCGGCTTTCGGCTCTTCCTTTTTGACAAACTGACCCTTCTCATTTCGAGTTGGGGATTCTTCGCCTTGCTCCATTGCCTTGCGGCCAGCTTCGAGCGCGGTCTTGTCAAATAGGCGTAGCGCCCTATCCAATTCCTCGCGGCTGGTGAAGTCGGACAACTCCGAGCCTTCAATGCCATACGCGGCTGCCTCGGCTTTCACGTCGTCAGTCAGCCACTCGGGGCTTTCTGGTTCGTTGCCGGTTTCCTCGCCCTGCTTGGCGGTATCACTGCCGGAATTGTCCTCGGCTGGTGTATCAAGTTTTCTGTCGCTCGGTTGTGGAGTACCGGCTTGTTCGTTGGTGATCTGCGCATCGGACTTCGTTTCGCCCTTGCGCTCCGCTTCCACTTCTGCGGCTACTTGCTCAGCAAAAGCCTTGATGTCGTCAGCGCTAGTGTCTGGTGTTACTTCTTTTAGGTCTGCTACTGGCATTGAATTACTCTCCGAATGTGCTTGATTGATTTCCTAGCGATCTCCGAAACCGCCATCAACGTCGTGGTACTTGTTGCCTCGCATCTTTTCGTAAAGTTCCATCAACTTGTTGCGACCACGGCGGCTTGTGATCCGCGCCTGCCCGCTATCCAGAATGCTAACGCCCTGAATCTTTTCCTTTTCAAGCGTTTTCCGCATTTCCTTTACTTGGCTTTTCATAACACCAAGAGCCTCGGAAATAAGCGGGTCATGCTCGGTATAGGTGTTGGCTGACATCGCAGGTCCGTCCAGCCAGTCCTTCTTGGGCGGCATGTACGTGTCCAATTCCCCTTTAGAGACTTCCATGCCGTTGTACTTGCGAATGATCTTGCTCACGTCATCACGCCTCCAGGAATGAAACTCGCTTCCAGACACACTTCCACGTCATCCATCTGCTCGACGAGCTTGATGCCGGCGCAAAGCGTCTCTGCCTTGACCTCCCGCCACTCAAGCGTTCTTTCAGCGTCGGATAAACGAACACGCACGTAAACATTCATTAAGCTGGCTGCCTTTGCAACATCGCGGATTGCTGTGAATTGACTTGCGGTTTAGCGCCCATGAGCGTCTGAACTAGCGCATTGCTTCGGGCTTGTTCTGTTCCTCCAGTCGGAACGTTCTTTCTGACTGTCTCGCGAACCGTATGCGCTGGAGATCTGACTGTATTTTGGTCTCCACCTAGTTGCTCTGTAGGTGTGGCAAACGTGATGAGTTGTTCAATTTCTGGTTTATTCATTAGTCTGGCCATTTCACGTACCAAAATTTGGACGTTCAGCGAGGCCCCCGATGCCTGGAACATGGGCCAAAGTGGGGCAATCTGCTGTAGCACCTGGAAGTATTCCTGGACGTGCTGCTGGGGAGTTTTGAAGACCATCGAGTACGGTTCCACTTTGAACTCGTAGTCCTCGAAGTCGCCATTGCGATAATCTGGCGTCCAGTCCGAAGTGACGTTAATACCGCTGTTGCCCACGGGCATCGAAGTGCGTAGCTCAAGCGTCTGGTCCTCCCACATCAATCTCCCTAAATCAAGGATGCAATCAGATGCGAAGTTAACCACTGACATTCGCAAGTCTGCGACGTTCTTGGACAACTGGCCGTGAATCAATTCCTCCTGACCTACGGTAGCCGCTTGCGCGCCGAGTCCACCCATCGCCTGAAGATTGCCAGCGAATCGGTCGTATTCTCCTTGGATGAAAGTAGCCATCGCCATGTCGCGCTGGTCAACTCCGCCCATTTCGAACTGCTTGATTTGCTCTGGACTCTTGCCGCGATACCACCCATTGCGCTCTGCAGTCCTCAGTCTATTCGCATCGTCCTCCATTCCAGGCGGGTACACCTGAACGACTCTGTGAGCGTCCGAGTCCTCCTCCATCCGGCGATGAAGCCTATTCTGAAGGTCGTGCATCCCCTTGAGGTTTACCGCTGGCGATGTCGGTATGATGTTGTCTGGCGTATCACCTAGTGAGAGGAACTTATAGGGACCGGCTTGAGAACCAACCCATTCGCGCTCAATTAGTGGCTCAATGTCTTCTTGGTCACACGCCATAGTCACGATGGAGTTGTTCTCTGCTATCCACAGGTCCATCAGCCAGACCATATCCTTCATGTCGTCGTCCTCGGCTTCTCCTTCGCCTGACGCGATGTCCCGTGCTGCTCCGGTGTAGTCTTGGCTAGCGCGGCTGGTCGGCTTGAGCTTGTCTTTGACCTTCTTCGAATAGCCCGGCTCATCCATGACCTTTTCGTAGTCGGCGCGGTATCTGTGGCCGCAGTACCGCATCTTCGTTAGTTCTTTGGCGGACATGTCCAAAATCAAGTCGTCGAGCGAAACGCGATTAAGCCACGGTTCACCTGGGTCCATCCACACGTCTTCTTCCGACTCCAGCAGCCCGTGAAATCTTGTGTCAGTGTCGCGCATCATCACCACGCCACATCCAAGGCAGAAGAAAGCATCCAGGACAATGGAGCGAAACGTCTGGTCAAGCGCCATGTCGCTAATGAGTTTGTTCAGGTTGACTTCGAACCTGCGAGCGAAGGCTAGATTTTCCGTCCGTGGAGTAGAGACTAAGACCTGCGGATTATTCGCTGCCAAGGCGACAACGTAGATGCGTGCAGTCTGGTTGATAAGGTTGACAA